GAAGCTCTAGCAGAGTTCTACCAGAACCCGAACGATAATTCCTTTAATCTATTACCAGGGCAGTATCTTATCCTAAAAAATAGTAATGGAGAGATTGTTGATTTGCGGGTTTGGACAGGCGAAGAGTTCAGATACCTTTCTTCTAAGACTATTAACTCTAAGTGGTTTGGTAAGATTTCTCCATACTCTGGAGATATTTATCAGAAGATGCTATTTGATAGTTTGCGCAATAACAAACTAACTCTTGTTAAAGGTCCAGCTGGTAGCGGAAAGACTTTCGTTTCTTTGGCTTATTTAATGGCAAAAATGGAAGCCCATGAACTAGATAAAATTATTATCTTCTGCAATACTGTTGCTACTGCTAACTCTGCTCGTCTCGGATACTATCCTGGGACAAAAGATGAAAAGCTACTTGACTCTCAGATTGGTAACTTGCTAAGTAGTAAGTTTGGTGGTCGAGAGGAAGTTGAGAGACTGATCGCAGAAGGTAAATTAGTTTTACTACCATTCTCTGATATTCGTGGTTATGATACTTCTGGTATGAACGCAGGTATCTATATTTCTGAAGCTTAGAACCTTGACCGCACACTAATGAAACTCGCTCTACAGCGTGTTGGCGAAGATTGTATTTGCATTATTGATGGTGATGAAAAAACTCAGGTTGATGATATTCACTTCTCTGGTGCAAATAACGGTATGCGGCGAGTATCAAAAGTATTTAGAGGTAAGGATATTTATGGAGAGGTAACTCTTAAGAATATCTATCGTAGTAAGATTGCTTCTATCGCTGATAAAATTTAATAACAAGATCGAGGGATTTTTCCCTCGATCTATTTTTATACCCTAATTGGAGGTGAGGTCATTGGCGGATAATGCTCAAATTATTTGGGATTATCTCAAATCAAAAGGATTAAGTAACTGCGGTGCCGCAGGTCTAATGGGGAATCTATTCGCGGAAAGCGGACTTATTCCAACTAACTTATAGAACTCATATGAGAGTAAGTTAGGAATGAACGATGCCTCGTATACTGCGGCTGTTGATAATGGCTCCTATACCAATTTCACGCATGATTCTGCGGGATATGGTTTAGCTCAATGGACATATTGGAGCCGCAAGCAAGGTCTGTTTTAGCTATGCAAAAGTCGAGGAAAGTCTATTGGTGACTTGAATACTCAACTAGATTTTTTATATCAGGAACTAACTACAAGTTATTCCTAGCTATTAAAAATCTTGAAGACTACCTCATCTGTTGAAGAAGCATCTAATTTGGTGGTCACTCAGTTTGAAAGACCGGCAGATCAGAGCTCTAGCACACTAAAATAGCGTGCGTTATATAGCCAACGTTACTTCAATATTTATTCAACGCAAAAGGAGGAAATAGCTAAGATGAAATATTCAAACGCTAATCACCCATTGGTTTGCATGATGACTAATAGCACTTGTTATAAGCAAACCCGCAAGATGGATATTAAAGGCGTCCTCTGGCACAGTACAGGCGCCAATAATAAAACTATTAAGCGTTATGTTCAACCGTCTGAGAACGACAAGAACTATCAATCTCTGATTACTAAAATTGGTAAAAATACCAGTAGAACCGATTGGAATCATAGTTCATAGCAAGCTGGTGTAAACGCTTGGATTGGTGCTCTTGCTGACGGAAGCGTAGCCGCAGTACAAACACTACCTTGGAATTATAGACCTTGGGGTTGCGGCTCAGGCTCTAAAGGTAGCTGTAATACTGGATGGATTCAGTTTGAAATCTGCGAAGACAATCTAAGTGACCCCGATTACTTCGCTAAAGTCTACAAAGAGGCTTGCGAATTGACAGCCTACTTATGTAAGACATATAATATCAATCCAAATGGTTCTGTAAATGTAAATGGCGTAACAGTTCCAACCATTCTCTGCCATCAAGATAGCTATCAGTTGGGTCTCGGTAGTAACCATGCTGATGTATACCATTGGTTCAAGAAATATGGCAAAGATATGGCAACTGTCCGCAAAGATGTTGCTGCTTTAATGCAGTCTAAAGTTATCGAGGAGGATGATGAAGACATGACTCAAGAGAAATTCAACGAAATGATGAATGTATATTTAAGCCAGCTCGCTGCTCAACCAGTTACTTGGGAACAAGATGCGATGACTTGGGCACAAGCTAATGGCTTAATCAATGGCAATGAAAAGGGCCAATTAATGCCAAAGCGTTTTATGACTCGTGGTGAATTTGCAGCCGTTCTAAAACGTTATGCTGAAAAGAGTGGTCAATAATGACTCGTCAAACAAGAGGGAAAAGAAGACACAACTAGAAGAGAGAATTTTCTAAACAACTTATTTGCGATATTCGCTCTTTATTGTGGATTGTAACTATCTCTGGTATTGCTCTTGCTTTCTATTGCGTACATCTTGGTTATTTAGGCACTCTTCCATGGATTAGTGCATTAGTAGGATTACCATGGTCTGCGCATGGTATTGTTTGTTCTTTTTACTTAAATATGAGTAAATCTGATCATCGCAAGGGTGGAATTACCTATGATTTAGCTATGTGTGAGCAACAATAGCAGCAAATAATCTAGGATGAGGCAACCATCTAATATTGAAGGCTTAGTAGATTTAATAATCTACTAAGCCTTTTCTTATTTTAAGCTTGATTTTTTATAAAATATATGGTATTATATATTCAGAAATAAAAAAGGAGAACTTAAAAATAAATGAAGTATTTGAGGTATAGCGAATGATAGTGATATATACAGACGGCTCAACCTTAAAGAATGGCGCGAAAGACGCAAAAGGTGGTTTTGGAGTTGTAGTTTGCGAAGCGGAACCGCATCAAGATCCGTCAACCTATAAAGTCATCGCTGCATATTCTGAACGCGCAGATGGGACAACAAACAATAGAATGGAAATGTCTGCAATTTTGTGGGCATTAACTCATTATGGTGCGAAAGACGGCGATTTCTTTACTCCTATTGTTTATAGTGATTCTATGTATTGTGTCAACAGTTTCACTAATTGGATTAAGAATTGGAAGGCGAATGGCTGGGTCCGTGCCGGCAATAAACCTTTAGAGAATAAGGACTTAATTCTCGAATACGATAGATTAACAACTAAAGAAGGATTACGAGTTGATTTAAGATATGTAAAAGGACATAATGGAACGCTGTTTAATGAGCTTGCTGACCAATTAGCAACAGGCAAGATTACAGAACAGCAAGTATTAGATATGTATGGAGGTTAAATATGGGAAAACTATATGACGAGAAATCAATCGAGTCACTTTCTCCATTAGAGTTTACAAGACTGCGGCCGGGCGTTTACGTCGGTAGTACTGAGTATTCTACTCAGCTATTAATTGAGATTGTATCTAACGCAGTCGATGAATTTAAAGCAGGTCATGGTAATAAGATTATTGTTACCATTAAGAATGATAATACGATTATCGTAGAAGATAACGGTCAGGGATTTATCCCTAATGCTAAACGCGACGATGGTAAGACTGTACTTGAAGCATCCTTTAGTGTGCTGAATACTTCTGGTAAGTATTCTGACGATGGCGTTTATGAGGGTACTGCTCTTGGTTTGAATGGTATTGGTAGTAAGTTAACCACTTATCTATCTCATTGGCTTGAGGTAATTACTCATCGAGATGGTAAGTACGAGCATATCTGGTTCAAGGAAGGCGTCTTTGATAAACGAGATACTGGCGCATGGGATAACAATAATAGTCCCTCTGGTACTCTGGTTCAGTGGCAACCTAATGAAGAGTTCTTCACGCATCCAGAGGTAGATATGCCTGTCATTACCAATCTTTTTAAGGTAATTGCGTGCCTGTGCCCCGGTCTGACTATCGAGTTGAATAGAGAGGGCCAGCCGCAGATTATCTTCGCTTCGAAGAATGGTCTTATGGACTTAGTAGATGAAGCAGTTAAGGGTAAGGAAATCTTGAAGAATCGCTTAAACTTCAATTTTTCTGATGGCAAGAATAAGCTGGATTTAGTTCTGACCTATACAAATGCTTATTCTGCGACCATTGTTCCTTATGTAAATACTGGTCTTACAGATTCAGGTCCGCATATTACGCAGATTAAAACCATCCTCACGAGAGAGATGAATAAATTCTTCCGTGAAAAAGGGTGGCTAAAAGATAAGGACGAAAATCTTACTGGTGAAGATTGTCAAGAAGGTATGTATATTGCCTTTAATGTAACCGCTCCCGGCGTTGCATATGACGCTCAAACCAAGAGCAGAGTTGTTAAACTCGATATGAAGCCTTTTACTGCGACGATCGCAGAGGAGCTTCAGTATTGGTTTGCCGCTAATGAGAAAGATATTAAGGGAATCGCGGATAAGGCACTTAATGCTCGTAAGGCTAGAGAAGCTGCTCGTAAGGCAAGAGATGCAGCCCGTGGTGTAAAAGCGAAAAAGGAAACTGGTCTTAAGGCAAAAATGCAAATCAGTAACAAGTTTATTGATTGCACAAATAAAAATCCTAAAAATCGTAACCTGCTTCTCGTAGAGGGCTTGTCCGCAGGCGCATCTGCGGTGGAGGCCCGCAATCCCAAGACTGATTGCATCTATATGCTACGAGGAAAGATTGTCTCTCCGCTGAAAACTGCGGTAGACAAGATTCTTGCGAATCAAGAGATGTCAGATATTGTGCGTGTAATTGGCGCGGGATTTGACTCTTCTTTTGATGTCAACAAGATGAATTTTGACAAGATTGTCATTACTTCCGATGCAGATAGTGATGGCGCAGACATTGAGCTTTTGCTTATCACTTTCTTCTACACTTATATGCGTCCTCTTGTAGAAGCCGGTAAGCTATACAGAGCTGTAACTCCATTGTATATTATTCGTCAAAAAGGAAAAGAGTATTACTGTTACTCCGAAGATGAATTAACAGAGTGGAAGAATAGTCATAGCAGCTCGTATGATTTACTGCGTGCTAAGGGCCTTGGCGAGTTGAATCCTGAAGATTTGCAGAAGGTCTGTTTTATGAATGAGAGATATAAGCGTATTTCTATTTCTGACGCAGAGAAAACCACAGAATTACTCAATATTCTGATGGGCAGCGCAGTTGAACCGCGCAAGCAGTATATCTACGATAATGCTAACGAACTCGGTTTCAATTTTGAGTAATAAGGAGTGATTTTATGAGTTTGATTACAGAAGTTGATATTCTTGATGAAGCTAAAGATAACTTTCTAACTTATGCAGAAGAAGTTCTAACCGATCGTGCGATTCCTGCCGCGGAAGATGGTCTCCTTAGTGCTCAGCGAAAGATTCTTTGGACAATGGAAGATTATCTAAAGATGGATAACAAGAGTAAAACTAAAAAGTGTAATGCTATTATTGGTTCTACGCTGGCAACCTCTTACTTCCATGGCGATATTGCTTGCTATGGTGTTCTGCGGAAGATGGCTTAGGAGTTCCTCATGCGCTATCCTCTTGTAACTGGTCAAGGACAGCTTGGCACACAGGAAAATAACGATATGTTCTCATCTTCTCGTTATACTGAGGCTAAGCCTTCTAAGTTTACCGACCTGATGATGAATGACTTTAATAAGAATGTTGTTCCTACTAAAGAGACTTATAATGGCGAGTTTCAAGAGCCTATCATTCTTCCCTCACTATTCCCCAACGCAATCTGTAACGGTCGTCAGGCAATCGGCATTTCTATGGCGCATAACTCTGCTCCACACAATCTGACAGAGGTATGTAATGCTGCTATTGCTCTAATTGAGAAGGGCGAACTAACTATTGATGAAGTATTGTCTTATATCCCAGGTCCAGATTTCCCTCTCGGTGGCACAGTTCTTAACATTAAGGATGTGCGGACAGCTTTTGCGTCCGGTAAGTCTAATATCTCTCTGAAAATTCAGGGTGATTATGAGATTGATGGACAGGATATCGTCTTCACCAGTATTCCTTATCGTACCTATCGCAATAAGATTAAAGAGCAGATTGAGAAGAATATTGATGTTCTAAGTGAGCTGATTGATGACTTTGATGATGAGTCTAATATCGGTCAGAACAAGTTGGTATTCCATGTAAAAGATGGAGTATCTGTATCTAAAGCATTGAATAAGTTATTCCTGCTGACAGATTTACAGTCTACTTTATCCTATAACATGAACTATATTGTCAATGGTACACCTAAGCTCTGTTCTATGGTTGACTTGCTTCATGCTTATGTTGACCATCAAGAGGAAGTTCTTGTCAACGCCACGACTTTTGATAAAGAGAAAGCTGAAGCAAGAGCACATATCCTTGAGGGTCTGATTGCCGCAGTTGATAAAATTGATGAAGTAATTGCATTGATTAAACAATCTGCTGGACGTGCTGATGCGAGAATCAAGCTAATGGACTTCCTCTCTGTTGATGAAGTGCAAGCAAACGCAATCCTCGATATGAAGCTCGGCAAATTAACTCGTATTGATAAAGAAGAATTAGTCAATGAGTTAAAAGAAAAGAAAGAGTTTATTGCTAAGTGTATTGAAATCCTAACTGATAAAGAAGTAAGAAATAAAGTCTTAATCTCTAAGATTACTCAGCTAAGAGACACTTATGGCGATGCTCGTAGAACTAAACTGCTTAATACAGACATTCCTAAACAAGAGAAAGAAGTAGTCGTTGTTGAGCCGAAAGATTGCGTAGTTGTAGTGACTAAAAAGAATACTATTAAGCGTATTGATGCTAAGAACTTCAAAGCTCAAAAGCGTAATACTACTGGTGTTAAAACCGGTGATATTGTTCTCTTCTCGCAAAAAACTAATACACAAGATACCTTGATGGTATTCTCCTCTAAGGGCAAGATGTATCGTGTATTAGTGGATAATATTCCAGAAGGTACAAATGCGTCTAATGGAACGCCTATCTCCACTCTAATTGAGTTTGAGAATGGCGAGAAACCTATGGCATTTACAACAATGACCAGAGATACTGACAAGAAGTTTATCTTCTTTGCCACAAAGAATGGTACTATCAAGAAGGTTCCCCTTGATGAATATGATAAGATGAAGCGTACGGGTATTATCGCTATCAGTTTTAAAGATGGTGATGAACTTGCAGATGTTACATTTATCAATCAAGAGCAGATGTTATTGGTAACAAAGAATGGCATGGCTATTCGATTTGGAACCGCGGAAATGCCTATCTCTTCGCGCACAGCGCAAGGTGTTAAGGGCATGAAACTAAATGATGGCGACAGTGTAATCGCAGCATTGCCGATCGTGGATCCCACAGATTATCTCGCTATTGTTTCCAAGAATGGCTTGGGTAAGAAAATGCAGATTGATGAACTTACTTTACAGAATCGTGGAGGCAAGGGATTACTCTGCTATAAGGAAGAAATCGCCGGAGCGGAGATTATCAAAGAAAGTGATAATCTCCTTATCAATGGTGATAAGTCTTCTATTGTTATTAGTGGTAAAGATATTCCTACTCTTGGTCGAGTTTCCATGGGCAATATCATGCTGAAGAACAACGAACAAGTGATTTCTATCACGCAAGTATAAGAGAAAGAATGGGTATACCCATTCTTTCTCTTATACTTGCGTGATAGAAATCACTTGTTCGTTGTTCTTCAGCATGATATTGCCCATGGAAACTCGACCAAGAGTAGGAATATCTTTACCACTAATAACAATAGAAGACTTATCACCATTGATAAGGAGATTATCACTTTCTTTGATAATCTCCGCTCCGGCGATTTCTTCCTTATAGCAGAGTAATCCCTTGCCTCCACGATTCTGTAAAGTAAGTTCATCAATCTGCATTTTCTTACCCAAGCCATTCTTGGAAACAATAGCGAGATAATCTGTGGGATCCACGATCGGCAATGCTGCGATTACACTGTCGCCATCATTTAGTTTCATGCCCTTAACACCTTGCGCTGTGCGCGAAGAGATAGGCATTTCCGCGGTTCCAAATCGAATAGCCATGCCATTCTTTGTTACCAATAACATCTGCTCTTGATTGATAAATGTAACATCTGCAAGTTCATCACCATCTTTAAAACTGATAGCGATAATACCCGTACGCTTCATCTTATCATATTCATCAAGGGGAACCTTCTTGATAGTACCATTCTTTGTGGCAAAGAAGATAAACTTCTTGTCAGTATCTCTGGTCATTGTTGTAAATGCCATAGGTTTCTCGCCATTCTCAAACTCAATTAGAGTGGAGATAGGCGTTCCATTAGACGCATTTGTACCTTCTGGAATATTATCCACTAATACACGATACATCTTGCCCTTAGAGGAGAATACCATCAAGGTATCTTGTGTATTAGTTTTTTGCGAGAAGAGAACAATATCACCGGTTTTAACACCAGTAGTATTACGCTTTTGAGCTTTGAAGTTCTTAGCATCAATACGCTTAATAGTATTCTTTTTAGTCACTACAACTACGCAATCTTTCGGCTCAACAACGACTACTTCTTTCTCTTGTTTAGGAATGTCTGTATTAAGCAGTTTAGTTCTACGAGCATCGCCATAAGTGTCTCTTAGCTGAGTAATCTTAGAGATTAAGACTTTATTTCTTACTTCTTTATCAGTTAGGATTTCAATACACTTAGCAATAAACTCTTTCTTTTCTTTTAACTCATTGACTAATTCTTCTTTATCAATACGAGTTAATTTGCCGAGCTTCATATCGAGGATTGCGTTTGCTTGCACTTCATCAACAGAGAGGAAGTCCATTAGCTTGATTCTCGCATCAGCACGTCCAGCAGATTGTTTAATCAATGCAATTACTTCATCAATTTTATCAACTGCGGCAATCAGACCCTCAAGGATATGTGCTCTTGCTTCAGCTTTCTCTTTATCAAAAGTCGTGGCGTTGACAAGAACTTCCTCTTGATGGTCAACATAAGCATGAAGCAAGTCAACCATAGAACAGAGCTTAGGTGTACCATTGACAATATAGTTCATGTTATAGGATAAAGTAGACTGTAAATCTGTCAGCAGGAATAACTTATTCAATGCTTTAGATACAGATACTCCATCTTTTACATGGAATACCAACTTGTTCTGACCGATATTAGACTCATCATCAAAGTCATCAATCAGCTCACTTAGAACATCAATATTCTTCTCAATCTGCTCTTTAATCTTATTGCGATAGGTACGATAAGGAATACTGGTGAAGACGATATCCTGTCCATCAATCTCATAATCACCCTGAATTTTCAGAGAGATATTAGACTTACCGGACGCAAAAGCTGTCCGCACATCCTTAATGTTAAGAACTGTGCCACCGAGAGGGAAATCTGGACCTGGGATATAAGACAATACTTCATCAATAGTTAGTTCGCCCTTCTCAATTAGAGCAATAGCAGCATTACATACCTCTGTCAGATTGTGTGGAGCAGAGTTATGCGCCATAGAAATGCCGATTGCCTGACGACCGTTACAGATTGCGTTGGGGAATAGTGAGGGAAGAATGATAGGCTCTTGAAACTCGCCATTATAAGTCTCTTTAGTAGGAACAACATTCTTATTAAAGTCATTCATCATCAGGTCGGTAAACTTAGAAGGCTTAGCCTCAGTATAACGAGAAGATGAGAACATATCGTTATTTTCCTGTGTGCCAAGCTGTCCTTGACCAGTTACAAGAGGATAGCGCATGAGGAACTCCTAAGCCATCTTCCGCAGAACACCATAGCAAGCAATATCGCCATGGAAGTAAGAGGTTGCCAGCGTAGAACCAATAATAGCATTACACTTTTTAGTTTTACTCTTGTTATCCATCTTTAGATAATCTTCCATTGTCCAAAGAATCTTTCGCTGAGCACTAAGGAGACCATCTTCCGCGGCAGGAATCGCACGATCGGTTAGAACTTCTTCTGCATAAGTTAGAAAGTTATCTTTAGCTTCATCAAGAATATCAACTTCTGTAATCAAACTCATAAAATCACTCCTTATTACTCAAAATTGAAACCGAGTTCGTTAGCATTATCGTAGATATACTGCTTGCGCGGTTCAACTGCGCTGCCCATCAGAATATTGAGTAATTCTGTGGTTTTCTCTGCGTCAGAAATAGAAATACGCTTATATCTCTCATTCATAAAACAGACCTTCTGCAAATCTTCAGGATTCAACTCGCCAAGGCCCTTAGCACGCAGTAAATCATACGAGCTGCTATGACTATTCTTCCACTCTGTTAATTCATCTTCGGAGTAACAGTAATACTCTTTTCCTTTTTGACGAATAATATACAATGGAGTTACAGCTCTGTATAGCTTACCGGCTTCTACAAGAGGACGCATATAAGTGTAGAAGAAAGTGATAAGCAAAAGCTCAATGTCTGCGCCATCACTATCTGCATCGGAAGTAATGACAATCTTGTCAAAATTCATCTTGTTGACATCAAAAGAAGAGTCAAATCCCGCGCCAATTACACGCACAATATCTGACATCTCTTGATTCGCAAGAATCTTGTCTACCGCAGTTTTCAGCGGAGAGACAATCTTTCCTCGTAGCATATAGATGCAATCAGTCTTGGGATTGCGGGCCTCCACCGCAGATGCGCCTGCGGACAAGCCCTCTACGAGAAGCAGGTTACGATTTTTAGGATTTTTATTTGTGCAATCAATAAACTTGTTACTGATTTGCATTTTTGCCTTAAGACCAGTTTCCTTTTTCGCTTTTACACCACGGGCTGCATCTCTTGCCTTACGAGCAGCTTCTCTAGCCTTACGAGCATTAAGTGCCTTATCCGCGATTCCCTTAATATCTTTCTCATTAGCGGCAAACCAATACTGAAGCTCCTCTGCGATCGTCGCAGTAAAAGGCTTCATATCGAGTTTAACAACTCTGCTCTTGGTTTGAGCGTCATATGCAACGCCGGGAGCGGTTACATTAAAGGCAATATACATACCTTCTTGACAATCTTCACCAGTAAGATTTTCGTCCTTATCTTTTAGCCACCCTTTTTCACGGAAGAATTTATTCATCTCTCTCGTGAGGATGGTTTTAATCTGCGTAATATGCGGACCTGAATCTGTAAGACCAGTATTTACATAAGGAACAATGGTCGCAGAATAAGCATTTGTATAGGTCAGAACTAAATCCAGCTTATTCTTGCCATCAGAAAAATTGAAGTTTAAGCGATTCTTCAAGATTTCCTTACCCTTAACTGCTTCATCTACTAAGTCCATAAGACCATTCTTCGAAGCGAAGATAATCTGCGGCTGGCCCTCTCTATTCAACTCGATAGTCAGACCGGGGCACAGGCACGCAATTACCTTAAAAAGATTGGTAATGACAGGCATATCTACCTCTGGATGCGTGAAGAACTCTTCATTAGGTTGCCACTGAACCAGAGTACCAGAGGGACTATTATTGTTATCCCATGCGCCAGTATCTCGTTTATCAAAGACGCCTTCCTTGAACCAGATATGCTCGTACTTACCATCTCGATGAGTAATTACCTCAAGCCAATGAGATAGATAAGTGGTTAACTTACTACCAATACCATTCAAACCAAGAGCAGTACCCTCATAAACGCCATCGTCAGAATACTTACCAGAAGTATTCAGCACACTAAAGGATGCTTCAAGTACAGTCTTACCATCGTCGCGTTTAGCATTAGGGATAAATCCCTGACCGTTATCTTCTACGATAATCGTATTATCATTCTTAATGGTAACAATAATCTTATTACCATGACCTGCTTTAAATTCATCGACTGCGTTAGATACAATCTCAATTAATAGCTGAGTAGAATACTCAGTACTACCGACGTAAACGCCCGGCCGCAGTCTTGTAAACTCTAATGGAGAAAGTGACTCGATTGATTTCTCGTCATATAGTTTTCCCATATTTAACCTCCATACATATCTAATACTTGCTGTTCTGTAATCTTGCCTGTTGCTAATTGGTCAGCAAGCTCATTAAACAGCGTTCCATTATGTCCTTTTACATATCTTAAATCAACTCGTAATCCTTCTTTAGTTGTTAATCTATCGTATTCGAGAATTAAGTCCTTATTCTCTAAAGGTTTATTGCCGGCACGGACCCAGCCATTCGCCTTCCAATTCTTAATCCAATTAGTGAAACTGTTGACACAATACATAGAATCACTATAAACAATAGGAGTAAAGAAATCGCCGTCTTTCGCACCATAATGAGTTAATGCCCACAAAATTGCAGACATTTCCATTCTATTGTTTGTTGTCCCATCTGCGCGTTCAGAATATGCAGCGATGACTTTATAGGTTGACGGATCTTGATGCGGTTCCGCTTCGCAAACTACAACTCCAAAACCACCTTTTGCGTCTTTCGCGCCATTCTTTAAGGTTGAGCCGTCTGTATATATCACTATCATTCGCTATACCTCAAATACTTCATTTATTTTTAAGTTCTCCTTTTTTATTTCTGAATATATAATACCATATATTTTATAAAAAATCAAGCTTAAAATAAGAAAAGGCTTAGTAGATTATTAAATCTACTAAGCCTTCAATATTAGATGGTTGCCTCATCCTAGATTATTTGCTGCTATTGTTGCTCACACATAGCTAAATCATAGGTAATTCCACCCTTGCGATGATCAGATTTACTCATATTTAAGTAAAAAGAACAAACAATACCATGCGCAGACCATGGTAATCCTACTAATGCACTAATCCATGGAAGAGTGCCTAAATAACCAAGATGTACGCAATAGAAAGCAAGAGCAATACCAGAGATAGTTACAATCCACAATAAAGAGCGAATATCGCAAATAAGTTGTTTAGAAAATTCTCTCTTCTAGTTGTGTCTTCTTTTCCCTCTTGTTTGACGAGTCATTATTGACCACTCTTTTCAGCATAACGTTTTAGAACGGCTGCAAATTCACCACGAGTCATAAAACGCTTTGGCATTAATTGGCCCTTTTCATTGCCATTGATTAAGCCATTAGCTTGTGCCCAAGTCATCGCATCTTGTTCCCAAGTAACTGGTTGAGCAGCGAGCTGGCTTAAATATACATTCATCATTTCGTTGAATTTCTCTTGAGTCATGTCTTCATCATCCTCCTCGATAACTTTAGACTGCATTAAAGCAGCAACATCTTTGCGGACAGTTGCCATATCTTTGCCATATTTCTTGAACCAATGGTATACATCAGCATGGTTACTACCGAGACCCAACTGATAGCTATCTTGATGGCAGAGAATGGTTGGAACTGTTACGCCATTTACATTTACAGAACCATTTGGATTGATATTATATGTCTTACATAAGTAGGCTGTCAATTCGCAAGCCTCTTTGTAGACTTTAGCGAAGTAATCGGGGTCACTTAGATTGTCTTCGCAGATTTCAAACTGAATCCATCCAGTATTACAGCTACCTTTAGAGCCTGAGCCGCAACCCCAAGGTCTATAATTCCAAGGTAGTGTTTGTACTGCGGCTACGCTTCCGTCAGCAAGAGCACCAATCCAAGCGTTTACACCAGCTTGCTATGAACTATGATTCCAATCGGTTCTACTGGTATTTTTACCAATTTTAGTAATCAGAGATTGATAGTTCTTGTCGTTCTCAGACGGTTGAACATAACGCTTAATAGTTTTATTATTGGCGCCTGTACTGTGCCAGAGGACGCCTTTAATATCCATCTTGCGGGTTTGCTTATAACAAGTGCTATTAGTCATCATGCAAACCAATGGGTGATTAGCGTTTGAATATTTCATCTTAGCTATTTCCTCCTTTTGCGTTGAATAAATATTGAAGTAACGTTGGCTATATAACGCACGCTATTTTAGTGTGCTAGAGCTCTGATCTGCCGGTCTTTCAAACTGAGTGACCACCAAATTAGATGCTTCTTCAACAGATGAGGTAGTCTTCAAGATTTTTAATAGCTAGGAATAACTTGTAGTTAGTTCCTGATATAAAAAATCTAGTTGAGTATTCAAGTCACCAATAGACTTTCCTCGACTTTTGCATAGCTAAAACAGACCTTGCTTGCGGCTCCAATATGTCCATTGAGCTAAACCATATCCCGCAGAATCATGCGTGAAATTGGTATAGGAGCCATTATCAACAGCCGCAGTATACGAGGCATCGTTCATTCCTAACTTACTCTCATATGAGTTCTATAAGTTAGTTGGAATAAGTCCGCTTTCCGCGAATAGATTCCCCATTAGACCTGCGGCACCGCAGTTACTTAATCCTTTTGATTTGAGATAATCCCAAATAATTTGAGCATTATCCGCCAATGACCTCACCTCCAATTAGGGTATAAAAATAGATCGAGGGAAAAATCCCTCGATCTTGTTATTAAATTTTATCAGCGATAGAAGCAATCTTACTACGATAGATATTCTTAAGAGTTACCTCTCCATAAATATCCTTACCTCTAAATACTTTTGATACTCGCCGCATACCGTTATTTGCACCAGAGAAGTGAATATCATCAACCTGAGTTTTTTCATCACCATCAATAATGCAAATACAATCTTCGCCAACACGCTGTAGAGCGAGTTTCATTAGTGTGCGGTCAAGGTTCTAAGCTTCAGAAATATAGATACCTGCGTTCATACCAGAAGTATCATAACCACGAATATCAGAGAATGGTAGTAAAACTAATTTACCTTCTGCGATCAGTCTCTCAACTTCCTCTCGACCACCAAACTTACTACTTAGCAAGTTACCAATCTGAGAGTCAAGTAGCTTTTCATCTTTTGTCCCAGGATAGTATCCGAGACGAGCAGAGTTAGCAGTAGCAACAGTATTGCAGAAGATAATAATTTTATCTAGTTCATGGGCTTCCATTTTTGCCATTAAATAAGCCAAAGAAACGAAAGTCTTTCCGCTACCAGCTGGACCTTTAACAAGAGTTAGTTTGTTATTGCGCAAACTATCAAATAGCATCTTCTGATAAATATCTCCAGAGTATGGAGAAATCTTACCAAACCACTTAGAGTTAATAGTCTTAGAAGAAAGGTATCTGAACTCTTCGCCTGTCCAAACCCGCAAATCAACAATCTCTCCATTACTATTTTTTAGGATAAGATACTGCCCTGGTAATAGATTAAAGGAATTATCGTTCGGGTTCTGGTAGAACTCTGCTAGAGCTTC